CCGTGCTTGTCGGAACGGTAGTGCCGGTGATCAGCTTCTGGGCTGTAATTTCCAGATCTGCGCCGACAAAGAGGTACTTCGGCGTCATGTCGATTGGCTGACCGTCGATGTCTTTCTGTCGCCGGAATGCTCGCCGCGCTTCAATAAGGCTGGTTTCATCCAGCGCGGTTCCGGTCGTGGCTAGATTGCCGTGGTCCGCGTGGAAGAGCTCCTTGCCGTCCTTCAGCTTCAGATTGCTGATGATAACATTCCATACGATGTCGCCTTCGAGCTTGGCAGCCTTGCGGCCCCAGTTGGCGACGGCCTGTGTAAATGCGCCAATCTGATCGTTGATCAGCATCTGACGGGTGAGGCCGATCTTGCGACCAAAGGTGTTAACCTTGATGGATTCTGCGCTTTCGCGAATGGTGCCGGACTTGAACTCACCGCTTTCACCGACAGGAAGAAGGTCCGGGGCCGAACCAATGTCGATCATATTCTGTTCGCGGAAATCATTGACCACGGCACGAGTGGCAAATAACTGGAACGTGTTTTCATAAGCGGCGTAAGCTGCCAGCAAGGTCTGGTTCGTCACTGCGTTCATGATATACGCGAAGTCCGACGTCGTGTGGAGGGCCCGCTGAACCACTTCGGCTGGCGAACCTCGCCAATCCTGACCGCTACGCTTTAATGTTTCACGGACGATATCCAAAGCGGTCAGGCCGCGCCATTCGTTCGCACCGTCTTCCAGCTTGGCGACAACGTTGTGACGATGGAGGATCGCGTTTGCGACCAGTTGGCGTCTGGTGTCGGTTTCATCCTGCCTGCGGTAAGTGTCGATACGCGGAGAACGATGGCCTCCACCGGCGAGCACCTTATCCAGAAGCTGGCTGCGGAACGCTTCGACCGTTGTGTCGGACTCAAGGGCCTCACTGACAAAGCCGTCTTCGTCGGAAAATCCGGCGTTTCGGGCGATTGCTTGGATCTCCCGTGCGCGCACACGCTCGGCTTCGACCGCACTGCGCTGCTGTTCTACGACTTCAGACGGCGTTGATGGCGAATGTTGATGGCGATTAGG